AGAAAAGAAAGAAGACTCAGCCAACCACGCTGAAGAAGCTGCACCTGTGGCTACCGAATCTCTTGATCATGGCGAACCTGCCATTGGAGATCAGAGTGTTGACATTCTCAACGCTCGTGTAGCCGAACTCGAGGAAGAGCTTAATAAGCAAAGAAAGCTAGCTCGCGAGAAAGAAATTTCTTCGTTTGCTGAAGGACTATATGAGTCTGGTAAGCTTACGGAACAAGTTGTACCTAAGGGTGACCTTGTTCGTTTCATGGAGACTCTTAATCATAAGAACTCTGTGAATTTCTCTGAAACCGGAAAGGCATCTCAATTTGACTTCATGCGTGGAGTTCTTGATTCCCTACCATCTATGGTTTCATTTGAAGAGTTTGCAACACCAACTTCTGCTCCTAAAAAGTCTAAGTCGGTAGAGCCTAACGCTTCTGGATACGCTTACGATCCAAATACGGCTAACGTTCACGCCGACGCATTATCTTATGCGGAAGAGAACGAATGCGACTACTTAACAGCCGTTAAGTTTGTCATTGAAAACAATAACTGAGGTAATTACTAATGGCATCCGACCCACGCTATATGTCTTTTGACCACCAGTATGTCGAGACCGTATCCACGAGTGCTACTATTGCTGCTCACCGATTCGTAACTCGTTCTGGTGCTTACGCCGCTGTAGGCGCTTACGCCGCCGGTGTTTCTGTTTACGATGCTCCTGGTCAAGGTGAACTCACCGCCAAGGGCTATCAAGTTGACGACGGGGCTACTCTCGCCTACGAAGGTCAACTCAATCCATCCACAACTCCTGCTAAGCCTGGAGTATTCCCATATCAAGGCCTTCTTTCTGTAGTAACAGAAGGAATTGCTATCGTCGAAGTTCTCGACGGTGCAACAGGCGACCTGGCCCTTGATGACGCTGTTTCCGCTTCAGGTACAGACGGCAAGGCTTACAAAGCCGCTACAGGGAACCAAGTTCTTGGCCGCGCACTCGATGTTGCTGCAAATGGCCAAACAGGCCGTTATATCCGTGTCAAGCTTGATCAAGCTGGCGCTGCTGCTTGATAGATACTAAAGGAGAAAACTAATCATGATGAACCTAGATCAGGTACGCGTAATTGACCCTATTCTTACGCAACTTGCCCAAGGCTATAAAAATGCCGAAGGCGTAGCTACATTTTTTGGTCCCGCAGTATCTATGAATACTCGCGCTGGCCGCACACTCGTATTCGGCAAAGAAGCCTTTGCTGCTCAGAACTTCCTTCGTGCTCCTGGTACGAATATCCAGAAGATTCAGAACGAGTTCGGAACCAGAAGCTTCTCGCTTCGTCAAGAAGCTATTAGCTGGGAAATCGCTGAGGAAATCGCTGCAGAAGCCAAGAATGGCGCTGCCCAGCTTGACCTTCGTCAGTATGCTGCTAAGGACGCTGCAAATCGTCTTATGCAGTCCTGGGAAATCACCGTTGCAACTGCTGTTACAGACTCCAGTGCATATGAGACTACCTGCGCATTCGACCTCGCAACTCTCAACTCTGGTGCTGACCAGTTCAACCAGGCCACTTCTGACGTCGAAGTTCTAATCGACAACGCTAAAGAAGCTGTTCGCGCTCAGATCGGTACCTATCCTAATAAGATGGTTATCTCACCTGACGCTTTCAACGCACTGAAGCGCAACAAGAGAATCCGTGACTTCATGCAGCGCGGTATCCTTGTTAACGAGGCTTCCCTCGCTAACATCTTTGGTCTTGACGAGATCCGTGTTGCACGTCGTCTCAAGCTTAACCAGTCCACTGGTGCTCTTGAGAACATCTACAACAACGTAGCCGTTCTCTTCTACCAGCCTTCTGGTGCTACTGATGGTTTTGCTCCTGCATTGGATGCTAACTACGGTAACCCTGCTTTCGGATACACCTACACTCTCTCTGGTTATCCTATCGCTACTCCTGAGCGTTTCAACATCGAGCGCCGTGTATTCACCGGTGACATCCTCGTTGAGCGTTCATTCGAGCTCGTCGGTATGGGCGAAAGTGGTAAGGTTGGCGCTGGCGCTATCTTCACCAACGTTGTTGCTTGATATATAATCAAAAAACCTAACAAGCGGCTGGCCTTCGGGTCAGCCCTTTTTGTTTAAAGTAAAACAGAATAAGATATGGTCTATGTCAGGTCCTCAGCCACCTAGAGATGTACACGGAGCCGCAAATAATTGCACGCCCGCTACAGTAGATTACTTTATTTCTATATTTGGTTTTCAAGAAGCTGTAGAGTTATCTAACATTGAAGATCCAACTGGAAATAATATTGATGTTACTAAAATTCAATTAGCTTTGAATGACGCAGGTCAGCTAATTAATAACTATATAGATAGTGCCCCTCCGCAAGGAAAAGTCTTAATTGCAGGTTCTTATAGAAGAACTCAAGCGACTATTGCTAGATATTATTTAGACGTATTAAGGCCTCGCACTCAAGTCCAAGAAGCGTCAGAAAAAGCTCTTCAGCAACTAGAGATATGGGCTGCTAAAGGCAGTCCGAGCACTGGATTCAAATGGCAAGAAGCTTATGCTTATTGGAGATCTGGATGCTCGATGACAAAAAGCTCATATCAAAGAGGCAGAAGCTTTACTGATCCTTCTCTTAACAAGTGGGTACTTCGCGAAGGAAGTAACGATCGTGGATTCCCGTTTGCAAACAGAGAGGCTATTGTGCTTAATAGAAATTCTGATAAAGATCTTGCCTTAGAGACCCAAGGAGTTAAAGAAGTTATTCCAGATAGCGCGTATGAAATGAACGAGCTTGTAGATGCTCTTGAGTCTACAAGAGGACTCTCTAGTTTTACAAATACTGACCAAGCAACGAGTCCTGCAGAAGGAGATGGCTTGATCGCAAATAATAGCACCGATTCCGCCGACGGTGAGTTCGATAACTATGGCGGACTAACTACTAACGATACGTTCTAATGTCTACTAACTCATATAAGGGATACAATCCATTCTATCCAACAAACGCCGGCGGCGGGGCAATGTATCTCACAAACAATGACTCTGGCAATTGCTACGGATATAAAACCGGGCTTAAAAGCGCTGTTTTTCCCGACGGTACAAAATATAAAGAAGACGCTGATGCTCTTCGTCAATACATTATAGAGCTTGAATCCACAAGAAAATTACAAGATCTTGTAAATGTAGAGTTTTCTAGAAACGTTAAAAAAGGCGACTTTCTAGTATATGACGATACCAAAGGAAAGTGGGTGCTAACAGACTTTTTATCTGGCGGTGAGTTCTGATGCTTTTAGAAATTGAAAATCAACTCCATCGTAGAGTTCATTCTACCTTGGGGCAAAGCGCCGTTGTACTTCGCTTGGCCGAAGAATTAGATCAATCTGGACGAGTTGCAGAGCAAGCTATGATAATTGTTAGCTTTGTTTCTGCAAATACCGCAAATGAAATGGGCGGCGGAGCATACATTCCTACAATTCGTTCTAGGAAAATGACTTACACCGTAACTTTAGTTCAGAAACAAACTCAAAGAGAGGGGCATAGCTTTTCGTTACCTTTATTAGACCTTATTGCAGATGCGGTTACAGGGTGGGTGCCTGAAGTTCCTGGATTAGAGTTTGCTACAGGGTTTGAGTTAGAAGGAGAAAGGTTTGTACAAGTAACAGATGCTTCTCAATTTATATACGAGCAGAGTTACTCAGTAACTGTTACTATATCCGACGGAAGATTTTATAGTCAGCCCTGCGCTGCATTCGATCCTATTTCTATTGAAGATTTCTTGCCTAAAAGAAAATGTTTACTTACGTCTTCTGGAGAAAATACTGGTCTTGCGGTTTGGACCAGAGTAACAGGTCCTGAAAGCACCGAAAGCTTTATTGTAGAGGACTCGCGAACTTGTCAAAAGTACTTGGGAGATAGACTAGAGCTAACTTGCGGTGCTGATTTAAATGGTACTGCAACCTATAAATTTATTCCAGAAAAAGCAATTACTTACGACTCTAAAGGAGCTGCAACTATAAAAGACTCTTTAACTACTTCTGGATCTCTGTCTAATGTTTGGAAATGTGATAAAAATAGAAAGACAGACCTGCCACCATGGTTTAAGCTTGATGTAGACTTTGGCCTATGGAGAAATGAGGCAGGAACTATTGCAAATCAAGATCCTTTAACGTCTGCAGTTCAAAAAACAAAGTTTAATCCAGATACAGAGTATTTTTCATAAGACTAAGCTTTCATAAAAAGTATTCTTCCTTTTTGAAGGTTCCTTCGCAGGGTATTAAGTGTGATGCACCGATGCCCTGCATTTTTTGTCATTTTTGCTTTTTTAGGGTACTTTGTAGTAAAGTCTCCATTAGCTTTTAATAAAGCCATTTCTGTGCTATTTAACCCTACCCAGTACTGAGGTTTTTTACCATCCATTAAATAAGGCTCCTCTTGCATAAAGAGGGAAAGCCCGTACATTGTCTTAAAGTACTCGTTTATTTCTTCAAAGGTTGTTAAAGACGGGTATAAGG